TCAGCGATTATTAACCCTTTGGGGCGATGGCTGGTATGAGATGGGGGAAAATGAATAGAGGCGAAGTTTTAGATGAGGCCAAACGCCTTACTTATGGTGATCGCAATGTTTCCTACGATGAACCACGCATTAACCATAAGCGCATTGGCGTTTTATTAGGAATTGTTTTAGAACGATATGTTGAAACGGCGCAACCAGGGGATGCGGTTCCGCCCGAAGTTGCAGCTTTATGTATGGCAGCAATGAAACTTGCTCGATTATCTGCGATGCCAACGCATCTTGATAGCGCAATTGATTTAGCGGCTTATGCTGCGATTTGTGCCGAACTTGCATCTTATGTAGATTGACTTTTAGGCGCTAAATACGCCCCCATAGAAAAACCCCCTGCAGCCGTTCCTGCGGGGGGTTTTTCGTTTCCCAATTACTTTATGTATTCTCGCAATGCTTGAATGATGATCGCAGTTGCGGTGGTTCCTTCTTTCTTGGCTTTTTCCAATGCTAACTGCCAAAGGTCAGCATCAACTCTAATTGATCGCAATGGGGTCATAGAACCACGCACTCAGTCATTGAACCCCAACACCAGCCAAGAAACTCAGCATTAGGTGCATCAATGCCAACCCACCAAAGGTTGCTGGCAACCTGCCAAATAACAATCAGGCCAACTGCAATTGCAACTGCTCGTACTTGCTTACCGCGCTTTGTAATCATATTAGCGTTCCAATTCTTCAATGTGTGCAATGGTTAGTGCAGAGTTAACAATTGCCCTGCGAAGTGATTGTTTCATTTCATCAAAATCGCCTGATTCACTTGCAGTATTTAGATCACGGCTGATTTGATACATAGTATCTGCAATATCAATTACCAAAGACTTGTAAGCACCCATTTTAATTATTCTCCATATTCGCTAAGTATGCCTCAAAGCAAGGCAGACATAAATTGACCTTCATAACTGATTCAAATGTTTCTTTGCAGGCATTGCACTTGCAGGTGTAATTAGTTGAAAACATTACTCACCCATTTCTTCAAGTAGCGCTGAAAGCATCTCAAGGTGCCATTCTTCTTGCTGGCGTTCATTGCAGGCGTTTGCTTCTTTTGCTTGTTCCAAATGATAATCAGCAACATCTTTTAGTTTCATTATGCACCTACCTTTCTTTCACAGGCTGGACACAATAGAAATGGTGTTTGATGCCATCCCCAGCGATGGCCATTCAACATTGATTTGTAAAATGAATCTTCAATCTCGTTTGGAATTCCTGCATCAAATAGTTCTAGTGCTTGTTCTTTTGTAGTCATTATTAGTTACCCCCAAAATTAAATTCATCTGTTTTTGCTTTTAAAATTGCATAACCTTTTGAAATCTTTGCCATCATTTCTGCATTTAAAACTTCCATTGCTTTATCAAACTTTGCCATTTCAGCATCACGAATTGCTTGGCACTTTGCATTTGCTTCAGCAATAACACGATCTCTTTCCGCTTCGGCTTCATCAATAATGCGATCACGCTCAGGATAAAGAGTTTGTGCAAAAGAGTAATAAGCATCTTTTGATGGGTTAACGAATTCGTCATATTCTGCCCATGCCTTGTTAATCGCGCGTGTGCGTGCAGCTTTTTGTGCTGGTGTCATATCCATATCTAACATTTTGCTATCCGTTCTATTGGGAGCCGTTCCCCCAATGAGATAAACTTAGCACCTGTATATACAGATACGCAAGATTTGGTTCCAAGACACATAACGATTTGATAACAGGATTCAGGCGTGTTAGGCTCGCCCTGAAAGCCCAGCCGAAGGGGAAGCGGTTGGGTTTTCGCCATTTTCCAGCCCTTTTCAGGGGGTTGCCCTACACTTGCCCAATGACCACGCTAATTGCCTTTCAGGGGCCTGATTTTGCCATTCTAGGGGCAGACTCTCAGGTGACTGATGGGGATAAGCGCATCATCTCACCCAGCACGCCCAAGATTGTGAAGCTGAAGAAGTATTTGCTGGCAGTTAGCGGTGATTGCAGGCCAGGGGATATTCTCACCTACAACTGGACACCGCCAGCCTTTGATGGCACTAACCCAGTTACCTTTATGGGTCGAAAGATCATCCCAAGCATCATTGCAGCGTTTAAGTTGCAGGGATTTGATTACACCAAAGAAGGAATCAGTTACTCATACTTATTGGCATTTGCTGGCAATGTTTTTGAAATTGGCGATGACTTGAGCGTTACCCAATCTGAAGATGGTTTATACGGGGTTGGCTCAGGCAGTGCCTACGCGCTTGGCGCATTGGCAGGGCTGGTGCCAAATGTCGGCAGGGCAGAAATCATCAAGGCATTGGGCATTGCCGCCAAATACGACATAAACACCGCCAAACCTTTTCAGATTGAAGTTCAGCGCGTTTAGCGTGTCGCGCAGTTCAAAGGTGTGTAGTATATGTCACCCTACTCTTTGAACGGAAAGGAATACCAAATGTTTTGGTTAGGTTTAATTTGCGGATTCATTGGAATCATTGTTTTATACGCAATCATCATTTCAGCTTTTGAGATTGGTGAAGGCGAATGAATTTTGAAAAGCAACCACGCGACCCGCTATTTTCAGTGCATACTCATTCAGACGGCAGTATTGCCCTTTATCTTGAAGAACAAGATGCAGTAAAGGATTTAGTGCAAGATGTAGTTGGGGCATACCCGCTAGATGATTTGGACTTATTACGCCATTCGGCAGATCGTTCAGTTAAATCTGAAAACTACTTTGAACACTTAGACAATGCCCGCGATAATTTGAGCGAGAACGCACCATTGCTTTGCAATATGACAGAGCAAGAAGCACTTATTTTGGCTGAAGATTTGATTCGAGCAGTTAAGTTTGCCCGCATCAGTCGTGAGGCTGGCACCAACTACCCATCACTTAAAGTAGTTCAATAGTGGCAAACCCAAACGGGCGCAAAGGCGCAAAGTTTGAAACCGATGTTATGCGTTGGCTTCGTAGCGCTGGTGCTTTGTGCGAGCGTTTGGTGAAGGCTGGTAAGCACGATGAAGGCGATTTAGTCGCAATCATTGCTGGCAAGCAATACATTCTTGAACTAAAGAATTGGGGCAAACCTAATCTTCCTCAATTTTGGCGTGAAGCTGAAGTTGAGGCAGAAAACTATGCAAAGGCACGCGGTTTAGCCAAAGTTCCATTGCATTATGTCATTCTCAAGCGCCGTAGCGCTGGGATTGAACAATCTTGGGTAATCCAAGACCTTCAACAATGGCTGGATGAAAAGCATTGAATCAATTTGAGTTCTTTGTTGATCTACCGCGATTTGATAAGGCTAAGTGTGCAGATGTTGAGGATAAAGATTTGTTTTTCCCCGATAACCGCACACAAGAGGCAGAAAGACTGCACCAACTTAAAGCTATTTGCTCAAGTTGTATTCACGAAAAGGAGTGTTTGGAGTACGCACTAGAAAAACAGATTCCCTACGGTATTTGGGGTGGCTCAACGCCAGCCGATAGAGATACCGTTGCAATTGCTAAAGGCAAGAGTTATGCGTTCAAAGGAATTGCATTAACGATTACCAAATTGCATAAAAAAGGGGTTTCTGCCAACGAAATTGCGGTTCAACTTAATACTTCGCCTGGTTATGTAAGGCGTGTATTGCAAAAGTTGGCTGCAACTGAACAAGGAGCAGCACCATTACACCAACAGATAAAAGACTCATCCGAAGGCTTGCACTAATTGTTGTGGTTAGCGTGGGAACTTCACTAACAGTTCAAGCAATAATGGCTCAACCTGCAATACCTGAAGTGGTTATCTACAAAGATCGGCCACATCTAATGCAGGTTAATCCAAAGGAAGTGGCTCGCGAGCTACTGACTGCACATCAGTTCAAGTGTTTCAATGCTTTAATGAGCAAAGAAAGCGCTTGGCAAGATAAGGATAATCCGACCAGTTCGGCCAGCGGTGTTGGTCAACTATTGGATGGCACTTATCGCAATCTTGGAATGAAGCGCAGTAAATCAACTGTTGCTCAAACGATTGCAGCACTTGCCTACATAGGCAGAAAGTATGGTTCCAGCGGTCCTTGTGGGGCGTGGAACCATTTCAAAGAAAAGAACTATTACTAATGGGGGTTAGTATGAGTGTAGAAATAGAAACAGGCGTGGTGGATTTTGATGCCAACACCGCCGCTTGGCTTGAGCAGTATAAATCTGCCGTTGCCAAGATCAAAGAACTGCAAGAAGTTGCAGATGTTGCTCGCGCACACATTGAGCGAGCATTAGGCGATAATGAAACTGGGATGTTCTTGAACCGCCCTGTTGTTCGTTATTCATTTGTTGAATCCAAGCGCTTTGACACCAAACGCGCCCGTGAAATCCTGCCTGCGCAGGTAATAGAGGCACTTGAGGTAGTATCTACTTCCCGCAGATTCTCTATTGTGAACGAGGATAATTAACAAATGACTTTTACGCCTTTGAACTCTCCAGCACAACAGTTAGCCGTGGAACTTGGCGGGATAATTACCGAAGCAAGCAAGTGGTCACCACGAAGCCAACAGGTTTATATTGGACCTAGTGAAGTTGGCCAAGAGTGTGTTCGCAGGCTTGCTTACAAGTTGCTGGATTGGGATAAGGCAAATGAATCGGGTGGCGGTTCCTGGGCTGCCAATGTCGGCACCGCCATCCATTCATTTCTTGAAGAAATCTTTGCCAAGATGCCTGAAAAGTACGAGGTTGAGCAAAAAGTAAAGATTCGAGCCAACCTTTCAGGCACCATTGACCTTTACGACATTGAAAAAGGTTATGTATTGGACTGGAAAACCACATCACCTGCAGGTGTTAAAGCCAAGCGCAGTGAAGGTGCTACTAGCCAACAAATTACTCAGGTTCAGCTTTACGGTTACGGAAAAGCACAATTAGGTGTAACTGTTAACAAAGTTGGTCTGATCTACCTGCCAACTGGCGGTTCCATTGAAGATATGCACATTGAATTGTTCGATTACGATGAGCAGGCAGCACTTGATGCACTTGCTCGCCTTGATTCAGTCTATTCATTGCTGACAACAATTGATGTTGAGGAAAATCCTGCGATGTGGCCGTTGATTCCTGCAACACCATCAAGAATGTGTATGTATTGCCCGTATTACCGCCCATTTAGCACCGATCTATCGGTTGCTTGCAGTGGTGATACTAATGTGTGAGCGTGATGGTTGTGCTTGCGGGATTCCGCACAAAACAATCAACGACATTGCCAAAGAATTGGCTGAACTCACACCACCAACAGAGTTAGAAACAAACTAACACCAAACCAAAAGAAACGGGGGAAAGCCAAATGGCTTTTTCAGCACCAAGTAGCAATACAGAATCAGTAAAGGTGGCAGACCTTAACGGCCACCTATTGATTCTTGAAGCAATTGAATACAAAACTGGCATCCCAACAGTTCACGGTGATGCCGATGCAATTGAAGTTCGTATCAATGATTTAGATACAGGCTTCAATCACGAATCAGTCTTGTTCTTTAATGTAGCTTTGAAGAACGCATTAAAAACAAAGATTGGCCAAAAGGTATTGGCACGCATTGGTCAGGGAACGGCAAAGCCTGGAAAGTCTGCGCCGTGGATTCTTGTAGATGCAACAGGCGATGCAGATGCAGTTGCTAAGGCAAACGCATTTATTGCAGGAACACCAGCGGTTGCATCAGCACCTGCGGCAGCACCTGCCAGCGCCAATATCAATGACCCTGCAGTGCAGGCGCTATTGGCGCAACTGGGAGCAAAACCAGTTAACTAACCTTCTTGGGGGTTATGTCCTTTCACCCAAGAGACAGGCGTTGTGATGGTTCACAGGGCGGGAATGTATCGGGGGATACATCCTCAAGGTTCGATTCCTTGAACGCCACGCAAGACACTAACGAACGGGGGAACAATGCCTTTCTATGAATTCACTTGCGATTGTGGACACATTGCTGAAGTGTTTTTTGAAATGGATGATGAAAAGCGCATCATCTGCGAAGGTTGTAAGAAGAAGTTAATGCAACGCAAGTATTCATTGGGTGGCACGATCTTCAAAGGTGAAGGATGGGGTGGTTCTAAATGACCGCAACATTGTTTTGCGTGTTCATTGTAATCACGCTTTATTTATTTCTTAGGGGGCAACAATGATTACTGCAGTTTCATTATTTGCAGGTGTGGGTGGCTTTGATTTAGCACTTGAACGAGCTGGTGTAAAAGTAGTTGCATCAGTTGAATGGGATAAGAAAGCGCAGGAAGTGTTACGCCGTCACTTTCCTGAATCAACTATTTTCGGCGATATATCGGGGGTAACAGGTGAACAACTCATTGCAGCAGGATTTGAACCTAAAAACGGAATCATCACAGGTGGATTCCCCTGCCAAGATTTATCAGTGGCTGGAAAACGAGCAGGATTGGGTGGTTCTAGATCAGGATTATTCTGGGAAATCTGCCGATTGCTTGACGAAACAAGAGCGCAAAATTTTATCCTCGAAAATGTCCCTGGTTTACTTTCCAGCAATCAAGGCGCAGATATGGCCGTTGTTCTTGAAGCGTTGGTTGAGCGCGGGTATCGCATCGCCTACAGGGTGCTTGATGCTCAACACTTCGGAGTACCCCAACGCCGCCGTAGAGTGTTCATTGTCGGAAGTCTTGGAGACTCAGGGAGATCACCTGAAGAAATACTCGCTATCCCCGAAAGCCGCGCAAGGTATCTTGCGCAGGGCAAACAGACGAGAAAAGACACTGCCACCGCAACTGCAACAGGCGCTGGAGACAGTAGCGCAGCAGTAACTTCATTTAGTCCATCAAGTTTTGCTGAATACACAGAAAATGAAAAAGTATCTGCAACATTGCGAGCAGGTGGCGGTGATCTAGGTGGCGGTAGTGAAACTTTATTGGTTGATGGCGCAGTTTATGGTCAATCAGGATTTGCAAAATATACTGAAGGTGTCACAACATTGACTGCTACTTCTTACAAAAGGCCCGAAGATAATGTTGCAGTTATTGAAGTAATTGGCCCGTTGACTGCAAGCGGTATGAGCCGCGCAAGAGGAACTGAAACAGTTGAAAGCCATCATTATGTGCAAAACGAATCAGTCGTGCGCCGTTTAACACCAACGGAATGTGAGCGCCTTCAAGGGTTCCCTGATGGTTGGACAGATGGGCAGGCAGATTCAAACCGCTATAAGCAAATGGGTAATGCTGTAGCTGTACCTGTGGTAGAGTGGATCATACAAAACATAGTAGATGTGGCTAAGGTTTCCTAACCCTTTTCCTTAGCACAACAGAAGCCCCATCAGTCCCCCAGGATCTGGTGGGGTTTCTGCTTACCCGCCCGTACTATAGAAGCCTTTACCCTTAAAGGTGATAGCGGGAGAGTCCCACTTACGCACCATTGGTATGTGACAATCAAAGCAAGAAGGATCTCTTGGGTCATCGTGGATAGAGCGTTCAATAGTTAGTTCACTATTACAATCAGGACAACGATAGTCATACTGCATCAGAGATGCACCGCCTCTTCCACGGGTAGATAACCTACTAACTTACTAACCTTGTTAGAGCGAGCAAACTCTGTAGTCGCTGGCATCCAATGACTTACCCACTCAGGTTCTGCAACATCCATCAGGTCAAAAGAAAAGACACCTTGCGGTGTCGAGTTGATGTAGTAAGGGATAAGATCTCGCTCTGCTGCTTGCGTTATCAACTTGCGATACTTCATCTCCTCTATCAATAACGTGGGATAGTGGGTATGTCTACACTTCAACTCTATGTAGTGACCTGCTTGCTTAGAGATACAGTCAAAGGCATCATAGATACCTGGTGCTTTCTCTAAGTCTGGGTATAGATCGGCTTTAAGATAATCAAATAACTCTGCTTCTCTCACAACAACCTCTGCTCTGCTATTTGACAATACTCTGGACTAATTTCGCTACCAATGTAAATTCTATTAACAGAACGAGCTGCTAATGCAGTCGTACCAGATCCAATAAATGGATCGTAAACTATGTCACCTTCATTACTCCAAGTAGTAATATGATCTGTTACTAAAGACTCTGGGAATACAGCTGGATGATTTGTTTTGTTTTGAGCAACAGCACAATCCCAAATATTATCTTTATATCTTTCTGTATTTAAGATCATTGTCTTAGGTTTCCTAACCTTGCCACTGCTAATCTGTTTCATAGTGGAGTTGTAAGTTTTGCCACCAAATTTAGTAATCTGCATCAAAGGATTAAATGTTTTGGGTTGGCCTTTAGATAGGACAAACATATATTCAAAGACATCAAAGTAACGCTTATGCTTAAACTTAGGCATAGGGTTTGTTTTACGCCAAATCATAGTGTCGTGCAGGTTAAACCCAACTTCTTTCAAACCTAATGCCTGGCGAAATGAAGTACCAGACTCACTGCCTTTAATGGTGGAGTCTCCTACTATCCATACCACTACGCCACCTTGCTTAGTTACTCTGAATAAATCAAAAGCAACAGATTGAAAATCAAATGAGTATCCATTGTAAACCCTAAGATCATCATAAGGTGGAGATGTAATGGTTAGGTCTATTAAATTATCAGGCATACGTTTCATAGTATCTAAACAATCTTCGTTGTAAATAATGTTCATTGCCACGGACTCACCCCACCCAAGTTATCCTGCAACCTACGCAAAGACTTCTCGCACCTGCGATCTGCGGTAGATGTAGCACATTCTAGTACTTGTGCTATCTGTTGCAGGG